AAAAATGTGACACTGAGCGGAATGTCTAGCGCCGATCTGCCTGAAGTGTTCATCGTGCCGCCCGTCATTGTCACCGCGCTCATTTCTTAGCGCCTTTTCGCTTGTGTGTCTCAAAATGCGCCTCGCGCTCTGCGTCCTCTACCGGGTCCGGCACGCGCTCGGCAAGGTTGCGGGCGAAGCGCTCATAGAAGGCAAGGCGCTGTTCTAGGGTGGATGGGACGGGTTCGGGGGTCATGGCGCAACCTGCCATTCTTCCCACATCGGGCACCCTTCGCCTTCCCGCGGATCGCGAAGGCTTATGCCTTTCTTCAGCCGCCCGCTCTTGATTCTCTCGAGATTATCAACAACCCCATAAGCGCCGGTAAGCGAATGCGGCAAAGTAGGCCAAGGCAGTTCATTAATCGGATAATTGCATCGGACGGACCATGAAGGCGTATAGGAACGCTCCCGGTCAGTCGCGCCGGCAAAGCGGCAGGTGCGACAATTCCGCAGTTTTCGCCATTGTTTTGTCATCTCACCGGCCATCCCCATTCCTGCAATATCAGCACCGCGTCATCCTGCGACCGCACCACCGCCACGTCATGGCCCATGCGGCGCAGCATCGCGAGGCAATCGTCTTGCGCGGCTGACGTGCGGCCTTTCTCGGCCTTCACCTCCAGGAACGCCACGCGCCCGCCCGGCCCCACCAGCGTTAGATCAGGCCAGCCCGTGATCATGCCTTCTGCCTTCAGCATTCTGCCTGCGATGACACTGCGCTTTCCGGCATTGGGTGAGTGGTGACAGACCACGCCAGACAGGGCCAAGCGGCGCTTAATGGCGATCTGGATGGCACGCTCTGGCGCGGCGCGGGTCATTTCCGCACCCTAACGCGCCGCATCTCAGCATCCCATGCGTCAGCGCGCTTTCCTGCTTGTTCTGCAAGGACGTGAAAATATTTTAGGTCACTGTCACCCTTCTCAAAGGCGTCCAGGGCTTTATTTGCTTTCCTGCAATACCAAAGCGCAATGATATCCCACCAGAGGCGTAAGGCGTTGGCGCGGGCGTATGAGAAAAAGCGTTTGATCATCGCGTCGCATCCTTCACATGCAAGTAAGCTTCACCCTTTCGGATGCTGTAAATCGTCTTTGCCGTGACGCCGTAGTGTTTCGCCAGGACCGGCCCTGGAATTGGATTGACGCGGATTTCCCGCACTTGGTCATCGGTCAGCTTGCGGTTGCGGTAAGGTTTCGTGGGGGTCATTTGATGGCTCCCAAAAAACAAGACTGGGCAAGGTCTCCCAAAAATCGCAAAACCACAAGAGAAAAAATTAGCAATATACAAAACCTGCCAAACTGTCGCCAGTATTGACGTTCATCCAGCAGCTTCAGCATATCCTCTTTCGCCACCATGATCACTGCCGGCCCGGCTGCCACAAGCGCGCGGTATTCGTCAGTTTTCATTTGCGATCATCCTCTTCAATTTTTCAATTTCTTGTTCAAGCTCTTTTCCCATTCTAGAAAAATTGAGAGCCTTAGCCGTCATCCATATCAGCATCATCAATTCCCATTCTAGAAAAATTGAGAGCCTTAGCCGTCATCCATATCAGCATCATCAATTGAGCGCCGATCATCAGCCATGATAGATTTTCAGGTGTCATCTCTCTCTCCTTTTTTTCATCCATTCCGCTTCCGCCACGCATTCCGTAATGTGCAGCGATTGGCCTTCACGCATTCCCCACCGGACGAAATTCTCGGCAAGCGCGCATGTGCGATGCACCACCATGCCCTCTTCGCACATCGCGCCTTCGGGCGGGCAGATTAGGAAAAGCAGGATGAAGGCGGGTTTCATGCGGCCTCGTAATCAAAAAGACTATGTGCCGATTTCTCCGCCGCTTCTATATTGCGGCAGGCTTGGCGAAAATAGCTCTCTTTCAATTCGACCCCGAGAAACTTGCGCTTTAGCTTCATGGCGCAAAAACCCTCAGAACCGATACCCATAAAAGGCGAAAGAACCACATCGCCTGCATTACTCCATAGCGTAATAGCCCGCGTGGTCAGGTCAAGCGGCATAGGGCAAATATGCTTTTCGTCTTTCGGGTCGCGCGTGGCGTTCAGAACGTCAGTTTCGCGTGTGTGCATCCAAACCGGCGATGCCCATTCCTGCCATTGGTCAAGCGGGAAACTTTCATGGGTATGTGTAACCGGAGAGACTTCTTCACCTTCGCGCGCCCATTTCCGAAACACCATCAAATACTCAGGAAGGCCCTGCCGGCTGAAAGTGCTGTCGGCTCGGATCTGTTTGTAAAGCAGGCCGTGCGCCTTAGTTTTGGTCATTTCCCGCACCGGGCAGCGCCAAATAGTGACGCGCGAATGAAACGAAAACCCGGCGTCGGTATGCTCTTTCACAAGCAGGCCAGGGAAATCGCGCAGGCCCGCGTCATGGCCAGTTTGCGTGCGATAATAGACCAAGTCCTTGCAATGCACCGCCACCAATCTGCCAGGCTTGGTTACGCGGAACAATTCGCGGACCAAAAACCGATACTGCAAGGCAAACTCCGCATCATTGGCGCAGTTACCCATATCGGATTCGCTGTCGTTGTAGATGTAAAGGCCAGAGAACGGCGGCGAATACACGCTGAAGCCGATGGAATTGTCCGGCAACTGCCGCACCACGTCCACGCAATCGCCATGGATTGCCTGCCATGTGTCGCCACGATTGCTGTCCAAACTCAAGAAATCCATAATGCAAACTCCCCCTTGTGCATTGGTTGATATGGAACCCGCACGCCAGCATCCTGCGCCATCGCGCGGCGCATGGCGGCTGACATTGCCTGTTTCATCTTTTTGTGATCGCCGCTCTTGCGGTCAATCACGCGCCCGATTTGATCTTCGCCCTCGGCCACGATTAGGTGACATTCCACCGCGCGCTTCTGCCCAAAGCGCCAGCAACGACGCACGGCTTGATACCAAGCCTCATAGCTGAATGATCTCCCGGCAAAGATCATCGTGGCGCAATGCTGCCAATTCATGCCAAAGCCAGCGACGGAAGGCTTAGTAAGCAGCCATTGCACTTGCCCAGATGCAAACGCCTCAAGCGTTTCCTCCTTCCGCTCAATCGGATGCGACCCGCGCACTTCCTTGATCTCTGGAATTTCCGCCCGGATAGCATCGGCTTCGTAATCGGTATCGCACCACACAACACAGGCATCATTAGGCGGCATGATGGCCGCAATGGCTTGAGCGCGGGCTTGGGCAGTCTGGCGCTTAGTTTCGTGTAGAGTCGTCGCGCTCAGATCGCCGGCAAACAAAAGACCAGCCGGCGCGCGAATGTCGCCAGCCGCTCTATGGCGATGCACGTTCAACGGTGGCAAATTGTAAGCGCTGGCGTCATAACCAAAATCTGCCGGCGTTTCCGCCATGCGGCACCACGACGCCATCCAATCCCAAAAAGAATCTTCGGCGTGGCCCTTCAAGCGATAGCGGCCCATCTCTGTCTGATCTGCAATGAACCAGCGCATGAGCATTTCATTTGAAGGCATCACGCCAAGAAACTCGGCATGCTGCCCTAGTTCCATATGATCATTTGGCGCAGGCGTTGCGGTTGCGGCGCAGCGGAAACGATGATCCTTAAAGGCGTAAATCAAGGCGCGCGTTGTCTTGCCGGTAAAACTTTTCAACACGTTAATGCCATCGCGCGCCTCGGCCTGGTCGCGTATTTGTTGCACCTCATAACCGCGCGCCTTGCCCTCGCGCACGATCTGCGCCGCAACCGCCAAAGGCGCCAGGATCAGCGCCTTGCCGTTGCTCGCCTTAAGCGCATGGCTTGCCCATTCAAGCTGCGAGAATGTCTTGCCAAGGCCGGTATCAAGGAACATGCCAAAGCGCCCTTGACGCAATCCAAACGCCACGCAATCGCGCTGATGCGGCATAAGGTCGCGGTGCAAGTCAGGCACCTTATCGATGCCGACCGCATTGGCGGCAGGCCGCTTGCCTGCCAAAAATTCCGCATATTCTGCTTGCATTTTTCTCTCCTATTTAGTTTTTAAGCCCGCCACGCGCTCGGCGCTTGCCAGCGCATCCGCCCAGCTGCGGTATCCGCCTCGCGCTGCGCCTTGCGCGCCGCCTTAGCTTTTTCATGCGGGATCAGGCAAAGCGCATAATGAAAGACCCGGCGCGGCGCATCATCAGCGCCAGCGCCGGGCAAGTTTTCGACCTGGGGGGAGGCGCCCAGGCGCTCGACGGCGGAGGAAAGAACGCCGGAGGGGGAAGCCGCCCGCGCATCGAAAACGGGGAGTTCTCGAGTATTGCGGACGGCAGGCCGGGACACCGTGCCCCGGCTTTTACGATGCGCGTTTGCCATGAGAGATCGCGCTAAAGATGGATCACGCTCAGGCAAGTTCAATTCGCGCGCAACTGCTTTGATGCGCGCCTCGCCCAACCCAGTATATTGAGTGATGCGCGCAAAAGACGCCGTCGGCCACAGGTCTCGCACAATCTGCTTTTGTTGATCCGTGATGGGCTTGACCTTTGCATGATACGCGTTGCAGGCCGCGCGCTTGGGAAACCCTTCGCGGCGCGCTTTGCCAACGACCTGATTCTTGTTCAGCCCCATGCGACGGCCTATTTCAGCAGTCGAAAGGCCATCATCCCAAAGCTGGCGCAGCGTAGCGATGTTCGCGGGCGTCCAATCGTGACTCACTTC